CCCATCCTGTTATTATATATTTATCATTCGATAAAGGTGGGTTGCCTCTATGAACATGTGTAAATTGTGATGGCCAAACTAGTAATGTATTTTTTTCTGGTTTGAATCTACACTTCTGATATAAAAATTCTGTCTCTCCACCTTCAGTCACATCATTAAGATAAACACTAAAAGCTAATATTCTGTTTCTAGCTTTCATCTCAGCGTTCTCACAATGCCACATATGATAACCTTCACCTACTTTTGTTTTTTGTATCTTAACTTCTAAGATATTATGTGTTGCTAATTTTTTTAAGTATGAATATTTTTGAACATACAAAGGATACACCTCATTAAAAAACATATCTATAAAAGGTTTGTTGTTATAAGTCATTGCAACGTTAGTGTCTCTTATAGTATCTATTGCATTATCAGATACTAACATCTCATCTTCTCGTCTTGGATAAACAGCACCTTGTTGTTCACACTTGTTAAAATAATTTGTGTAGTCATCTATTAATTCATTAGGCATAAAGTTTTTAAATATACCTATATGATTATCTATGTAATATTGTTTGTCCATTAGATAGCACCTCTATTTTTTATAGGATCAAATTGTACATCACAGTTTGCAGCAAGAGTTCTTCTAGTCTCATCAGTTCCATTAAACGGATATACGCAGTGTCTCATATCATATGGAAATATATAAAAATCTCTAAGGTCCATAGGTGGTTGATAATCTATCTTTGCAAACTGACCATTAGATGCTCCTAATATCTGTAGTCTACCATTCTGTTGTATGTGTCCTGCTGAGTATTCTTTACCATATGTAGATGGTAGTTTTAAAATCATCACACTAGATAAACCTGTAAACAACATACCTCTATGAACATGAGCTGGATTATATTCGTGCTGTTTCATTTCATTAACCCAAATAGAATTAAGGTGTAGATCATAATCTCTTATTTTATTAAACGCTAGGTAGTGTTTAAACATTGCCATAAAATAATTTGTTACATCTCTTGGTAACTTATTATGATTTTTCATCTTTGTTTGGTCTTGACCATTATAAAATAAAGAATGTTCTTTTTCTATTTTACCTACTAGTTGACCATTTGCTGGTGCAAGATTATGATAGTTCGTTTCGTATATATAGTTAATACTATTAAATATATCTAAAGGCACTTGATACTTTAAAATAGATTGACCTAAAAATACAAAATCAAACTTTGGGTTTTCCATGTTGTTCAATTTGCTCTTTCTCTTGATAACTTTGTTCTAGTTCTCCTGACTTTCTAATTCTTTGTAATGATTGTAATTGACCCATTACATTAAATATCTCTGCTTCACTTGAGTTTTGATTTAATGTTTTTGCTTTCTCGTGATACTGCAACCCATAAGATTCTAACTGGTGAACATTAACATCTTTATCATTAAATGATCCATCGTTAAATTCTTTTTTTAATTTAGACCACATCTTAATTTCTCTCATTCTATGTTTTGCAACTTTCTCCATAGATGCTTTTGCAAATCTAGCTTCGTCTAAATCTATTTCATATTTAGTTCTTTTGTATTCATCTTCTTCTTTATCTATTTTCTTTTCTAACCAAGTTATCTTTGCCTCGTTTCTTCTGTAATCAAATGACAAAGTCATTAAGTTATCTAAGTATGATGATTGTTCTCTAACACACTGCCAATACTTTGCAGCTTTAGTTGGA